ATTAAATCACATTGGTACTATGTGTTCTGGGGCATTGCAACTGTCTCAGTGGTGGCGGGGCAAGTGTATGTTGGTTCTGGATATAGAGAGATGGCAAACGAAGTTCGTATTGCCAGAGAGAGTACAACTGAATTTGTAAAAGAAATGACGGGGTGGATGCCATGGGTAAACTGGGACTGAGTACAATTTTATTTCTGACAATGGTTTCAGGTCCAGCTCTTGCTAGACCAAACAACTATCGTCAGCCTGGTGGATCACAGGAGACTAAGTGTTATGAGAATGTGTATCGTGAAGAGTATGTTCCTGGCACTAGAAACAATCCTGGATATATCAAGAAGTATGATGAGAGAGTAGAGGTTCAGTGTGAGAAACACGAAGTCTATCCACAACCTTATCCTCGTCAAAGACAGAGTAATGTAGACGACAATTCCTGTATCGAAGGATCCATCCTTGGAGGACTTGGTGGAGGCGCACTAGGTGGTGTTCTATCCACACAGGAGAACTGGATCTGGTCTATCCCTGCTGGTATCATCGGTGGCTCCTTGGTGGGTTGTCAGATCGATGGTGGTTGATTTAAACTAAACATTTATTATTGAATTATGGAAGTCAAAGTATTACGAATGAACACAGGTGAAGAGATCATCTACACCCAGATCAATGAGACTGATGAGTATGTCGAAGTGGAGAATGCACTGGTAGCACTTCCTAATGCACAAGGTCAGATTGGATTCTCTCCTTGGTCTTATCTCTCTGCAGATGACACTACAATCAAAATCTCTAGGGATTATATTGTCTATATCATTGATGCCAAAGACATGGTTGTGGAGAACTATAAAAAAATCTTTTCTAAGATTGAGACCCCTAGTAAGAAGTTGATTCTTTGATATGGAATTAAAGGACTGGTTGAATTCTATTAACTTCAATAAGGAGAATCTTATTGAGGAAGACTCTACTCTTGCCAAAGAGTATCCACCCTTTATTGTCAACAAATGTTTGTCAGGTCATTTGGATTGTGTGTTGTTAGCCAATGAAATGAATCGATATCATTTTCTTGATAAAGACATGCAATATAATTTTTATCTAAATATATTGAGAAAGAAAAAGAGATTTTCTCCTTGGTTACGTAAGGAGAAGGTATCAGATTTAGAGTATGTCAAACAATACTATGGTTATAGTAACGAGAAAGCATCTCAAGTTCTGAAAATCTTATCTGATGAACAAATTGAATTTATCAAACAACGACTTGACACTGGTGGTACTAAATGACGAATACTGTTGAACCTCAGGTTAATTGGTCTCAGAGCCAGATGGTTGAGATCAGACTTAATGAACCTGATGACTTTCTTAAAGTGAGAGAAACACTGACTCGTATCGGAGTTGCTTCTAGAAAAGAGAAGAAGCTCTATCAGTCTTGTCACATTCTTCATAAACAAGGTAAGTATTTCATCGTCCACTTCAAAGAGTTGTTTGCTCTTGATGGTAAATACGCCAATCTTACTATTAATGATGTTCAGCGTAGGAATCGTATTACTAAGCTTCTTGCTGATTGGGGACTCATTACGATAGTCAAAGAAGATAGTGTTCTTGACATTGCACCCTTGAATCAGATTAAGGTATTGTCATACAAAGACAAGAGTGATTGGACTCTGGAACAGAAATATAATATTGGTAAACGAGGTAAACCCGAAGAGGAAACTCAATGATCGTTGGAATCACTGCCGTTCTTTTAGTTCTGACTAGTTATGGAATTTACTTAGCCTTTGGACCACCCAAAAACGACTTAGAAGACACATTCGATCATCACGACGATTAATTCAATGATAACCGAACAATAAAAAGCGGGTTTCCACACCCGCTTTTTTCATGCTTGTGGTATAATTAGTATGTCAGAGGAGAGGGGGTTCAACTCCCCCTTTGACGCCAAGGATGCCTTCGGGGTCCACACAACACACTCTCGCTTATTAAGGAGAAGTCACATGACACTTGCAAAGTATAATGCTGCCAACTTAGATCAGCTAATGGACAGGATTGCAAAGAATTCTATCGGTATGGATGCATACTTTGATAGAGTATTGAATGCATCTGTTCACAATTATCCTCCCTACAATGTCGTTCAGGTAAATAGTACTGAGACGCGACTGGAAATTGCACTAGCCGGATTTAAGAGAGAGGAGGTACATGCTTACACCGAGTATGGAAAACTTTATGTCGAAGGGAAGAAAGAAACTTCCGATGAGGACAGGACGTATATCCACCAGGGACTGGCTCAGAGAAACTTTGACAGAGCCTGGACCCTCGCTGAAGATACAGAAGTCACCAACGTCGTATTTGAAGACGGACTTTTGTCAATCACCCTCACTAAAGTTGTTCCCGAACACCACCAACGAAGAGACTACATCTAAATAAAACATATCGTCGCCGCCCGGGTTCAATGGCCAAATCCATTGACACCCGGCTTTTTTTATGGTATGATACCCGTGAGTCAAAATGACGTATGGCAGCCAAGAAAGAACACGTTGATGTCGTCCTTCCCACAACCGGTGAAGGTGTTGAGTATGAAGTGATCAGTCGTGAAGTGACTGAAAATGCTCACCGTAATTGGTCTGATATTAAGTCAGATCCTTATGATGAGATTGTAGAACAACGTAAGAAAACATCCTACGGTAATCCCGAGGAAGTATTTGAAACCTATGAGACAGTAAGGTATCGTAGATATCACCCTGCTCCTGATCCTGTGGCACCTGTTGCCGTAGAGGAAGTTAAAGCACCAATAGATAATAAAGTCAAAGTAAAACCTAAAACTGTAGAAGTAGAATCATGAGTACAAGATTGTTGTTGTTGAAGTCTGGTGAAGACGTGATCGCTGATGTCACTGAGATGTTGGTGGAAGATAAAGTAGTTGGTTACTATCTCAAATATCCATGTCGTGTCAATCTGGTCAGTAATGTAGAGAGAACGGAAGGATCATCTAAGATCCCTTCTAAGATTCAGCTCCTTCCATGGATGCCGATGAGTAAAGATAAGACCGTTCCTATCCCCTCAGACTGGGTGGTTACAATCGTTGAACCGATTGAACAAGTAGAAAACATGTTCCTTGATGGAGTTGAAAAGTATGAAAAATCTAAAGTTGATAGTGTTGACGAATGATCTTATTTTGATCACTCAGATTGAAGAGGTAACAACAGATCTGGGTGAACCTGATTGTAAGTTGATTGAACCATTCACTCTCAAGAATGATGGTACAATGAAGCCATGGTTGGTGGACATCACCTCCCAAAATACATTCATGATTCACTCTGACAAAATCTTGACTATGGCTGACCCAAACGGTAAACTGATTGACAAATACGAAACCCTGGTGAAGGAATGAGGTTTTATACTAATGTCCAGGTTGTTGGTACGAACTTCCTGGTCCGTGGTTATGAGAATGGACAAAGTGTTCAATTCAAGGAGGAGTATTCTCCCACTCTCTATGTTAAATCAAAGCGTGAATCAAAGTATAAAACCCTTGAGGGAGAAAATGTAGAACCCATTCAACCGGGAACGGTAAGAGATTGTAGAGAGTTCTACAAGAAGTATGACGAGGTAGATAACTTCAAGATCTACGGTAATGATCGATATGTATTCCAATACATATCTGACAAATATCCTGAAGATGAGATCAAGTTTGATATCAAGAAGATCAATCTTGTAACAATCGACATCGAGGTTAAATCTGAAGAGGGATTCCCTGATCCTGAGAATTGTGCTGAAGAGATGTTGACTATCTCTATTCAGGACTATGCCACAAAACAAATTAAAACTTGGGGCAGAAAGCCTTACACACCATCACAGGATAATGTAACTTATTATCATTTTGATGATGAGATTGCAATGCTCAACTCATTTCTATATTGGTGGAGTAACAATCCTCCTGAGGTGGTGACTGGTTGGAACTGTCGTTTGTATGATATCCCTTATCTCTGTGGCCGCATTGATAGAATCATGGGGACAAAGAAGATGAAACTATTGTCACCATGGGGTATCATCAGTGAGGAACAAATCACGATTAAGGGTCGTGAGTTTAACACCTATGACATCGCCGGTGTTACTACACTGGACTATTTGGAACTGTATAAGAAGTTTACTTATACCAACCGAGAGAGTTATCGACTGGATTATATTGCTGAGGTGGAACTTGGTCAGAAGAAACTAGACCACAGTGAGTTTGATACCTTCAAGGAATTCTATACTGGTAACTGGAAGAAGTTTGTAGACTACAACATCGTTGACGTGGAACTTGTTGACCGAATGGAAGACAAGATGAAGCTGATTGAGTTGGCCTTGACTATGGCATACGATGCCAAGGTGAACTTTGTTGATGTGATGTATCAGGTCAGGATGTGGGACACCATCATCTTTAATTATCTCAAGAAGAGAAACATTGTCATCCCTCCCCGTGACCGAACAGAGAAGGACAAGAGGTATGAGGGTGCCTATGTGAAACAACCTGAGCCTGGTGTCTATGACTGGGTGGTGTCGTTTGACCTTAACTCCCTATACCCACACCTGATGATGCAGTATAACATCTCACCGGAGACCCTGGTGGAAGAGAAGCACCCGTCTGCAACCATCGAAAAGATCCTGAACAAGGAGCTGACCTTTGAAATGTATAAGGACTATGCCGTGTGTGCTAATGGTGCTATGTTCCGTAAAGACATCAAAGGTTTCATGCCCAAACTGATGGAGAAGATGTATGCAGAACGTAAAATATATAAGAAGAAAATGCTCCAGGCCAAACAGGAGTATGAGAAGAACCCAACCAAACAACTAGAGAAGGATATTGCCAAATACAATAACTTCCAAATGGCTAGAAAGATTGCTCTCAACTCTTGCTATGGTGCTATTGGCAACCAATACTTCCGTTTCTTCAAGCTTGCTAACGCCGAAGCGATCACCCTGTCAGGACAAACTTCTATACGATGGATTGAAAATAAAATGAACGGGTATCTAAATACCCTGTTACAAACTCAAGACACAGATTATGTCATTGCATCTGACACTGACTCAATCTATATTAACCTTGGACCTGTTGTTGATAAATTTCTTAGTTCTAAGTCTGGCGACAAAGCAGCAGTTGTATCCTTACTTAACAAGATCTGCGAAGAAAAGCTGGAACCGTTTATCGACACGTCGTATCAGGAACTTGCGTCGTATGTAAACGCTTATGACCAGAAGATGCAGATGAAACGGGAGAACATTGCAGACCGTGGAATCTGGACAGCAAAGAAGAGATACATTCTCAATGTGTGGGATAGTGAAGGGGTAAGATACTCAGAACCAAAACTGAAGATCATGGGTATCGAGGCTGTAAAGTCATCGACCCCTGCGCCCTGTAGGACCATGATCAAGGATGCCCTTAAGTTGATGATGAACGGAACTGAAGATGATGTCATCAAGTTTATTGATGAATCTCGACAGAAGTTCAACAGTCTTCCTCCAGAAGAGATTGCCTTTCCTAGATCAGTCTCTGATGTGAAGAAACATAAGAGTCATTCAACCATCTATGCCAAGGGTTCTCCTATTCATGTGCGTGGTGCTCTTCTATATAATCATTATATCAAAGAGAAAGGACTACAGAACAAGTATTCCTATATCAACAACGGTGAGAAGATTAAGTTTCTCTATCTCAAGAAGGCCAATCCTATTAGGGAGAATGTGATCTCCTTTATCTCAGAGTTCCCTAGGGAAATTGGTGTTGACAAATATATCGATTATGAACTACAATTTAACAAAGCTTTCCTTGAACCTCTCAAGACCATTCTTGATGCCATCGGATGGAATGTTGAGAAGACTGTAAACCTTGAATTATTTTTTGGCTGATGGATTTCCTTAAAGATATTGTAAAAGAAATTGGAGATGACTATTCAAAACTCGCATCAGACATCGATGACACAGAACACTTTGTGGACACGGGTTCGTACATTTTTAACGGACTCGTTTCAGGTAGTATATTTGGCGGGGTATCTGGGAATAAGATTACTGCCATTGCTGGGGAGTCTTCTACTGGAAAAACTTTCTTCTCACTTGCGGTTGTTAAGAATTTCCTCGATTCTAATCCTGACGGTTACTGCCTCTACTTTGACACTGAATCCGCAGTTAATAAATCCCTACTCGCGAACCGTGGTGTTGACCTTACTCGTGTCGTCGTTGTTAATGTCGTTACCGTCGAAGAATTCAGGACTAAAGCTCTGAAGGCTGTTGATATATACCTGAAGAAACCAGAAGACGAACGCAAACCTTGTATGTTTGTCTTAGACTCTCTAGGTATGTTATCTACAGAGAAAGAAATTAGAGACGCCCTTGACGATAAACAGGTCAGGGACATGACCAAATCCCAACTGGTCAAGGGCGCATTTAGAATGTTGACATTGAAACTTGGTCAAGCAAACATTCCACTGATTGTTACCAATCACACCTACGATGTCATCGGATCTTATGTCCCTACTAAGGAAATGGGAGGCGGCAGTGGCCTCAAGTATGCCGCGTCTACGATCATTTATCTCAGCAAGAAAAAAGAAAAGGATGGAACAGAAGTTGTCGGAAATCTTATCAAAGCTAAGACGCACAAGTCGCGTTTGAGTAAGGAGAACAAAGATGTTACAGTACGCCTTTATTACGATGAGCGTGGTCTTGATCGATATTACGGTCTTCTTGAACTCGGTGAACTCGGTGGACTTTGGAAAAACGTTGCAGGTCGTTATGAGATAGACGGAAAGAAAGTATATGCTAAGGCAATCCTCAAGGATCCTGAGACATATTTTACAGAAGAAGTATTACAGAAGTTAGATCAAATAGCCAGGAGAGAGTTTAGTTATGGAGAGAGTTGAGTTTCTTGTTCTCAAGAACTTATTGCATAATGAGGAATTTTTAAGAAAGGTAATACCATTCATCAAACCAGAATACTTCCAGGACACTAACCAAAAGGTTGTGTTTGAGGAGATTTCTGACTTTGTAAATCAATATAATGAGACACCTACACAGGAGGTCTTGAGTATTGAGATTGAGAAGAGGACTGATGTTACCGAACAATCATTCAAGGAACTAGTTCAACTTGTTAGTTGTCTAGAACCTGAACCACAAGAGTTTGAGTGGTTATGTGATACCACAGAGAAGTGGTGTAAGGAACGTGCCATCTATCTGGCACTGATGGAATCAATCCAGATCGCAGATGGTCAGGATGATAAGAAGGTTCCTGATGCTATCCCATCAATCTTGTCAGATGCACTGTCTGTCAGTTTTGATAACCATGTCGGTCACGACTATCTGAATGATTATCAGGAACGATATGAATTGTATCACAAGAGGGAGAACCGTATTGAGTTTGACCTTGACTTCTTTAACAAGATCACCAAGGGTGGTCTACCTAACAAGACATTGAATATTGCACTGGCTGGTACCGGTGTTGGTAAGTCATTGTTTATGTGTCACATGGCATCTGCTACACTTCTACAGAACAAGAATGTTTTGTATATCACCATGGAGATGGCAGAAGAGAAGATCGCAGAAAGGATTGACGCCAACCTGTTGAATGTCAATATCCAAGACATTGTGGAACTTCCACATCATACTTTTGAAACAAAGGTTAATAACCTGTCACAAAAGACACAAGGCACTCTAATTATTAAGGAGTATCCTACAGCCAGTGCACATAGTGGACACTTTAAGTCACTTCTTAATGAACTCGCACTTAAGAAGTCATTTAGACCTGATATTATTTTCATTGATTACCTTAATATATGTGCTTCCTCACGATATCGCGCTGGTAGCAATGTCAATTCATATACGGTTATTAAGTCAATTGCTGAAGAACTTAGAGGACTGGCTTGTGAAGCAAACGTCCCTATCGTTTCTGCCACGCAGACCACTCGTTCTGGTTATGGTAGCTCTGATGTTGAGCTTACTGATACAAGTGAGTCCTTTGGTCTCCCTGCTACTGCTGATCTTATGTTTGCCCTTATTTCGACTGAAGAGCTCGAACAGTTGGGACAGATACTTGTAAAGCAATTGAAGAATCGATACAATGATCTCAGTATCTACAAGAGGTTTGTGGTCGGTATCGACCGTGCTAAGATGAGATTGTTCGACTGTGAACAGACAGCACAAGACGATCTCCTTGACAGCAAGCAGGAAGAGGAGTATACTTATGAGGAGAAACCCAAGAAGTCTTTCGATGGATTCAAGTTCTGAAATCAACTTACCGAGTGAGTTGATACAACTCCAGAGACCATTCATCTACGAGGTGAGAGATGAGATGGGTAGGAGATATCGTCATTGTGGTCAACAAAGTGATGCTGACTACCATATTGCGAACAAACCTGGTTACACTTGGGTCATAGTATATCTCGATCCACCTCCCACAGTTGTAGACATCTTTAGTAAAAGAGTTGATGATCTAGAACTTCCCGAACAAATTATTTTACCTGAAAATCAAGAGGACCCCCTAGACTTATGACAATCGATCCTAACAAGTATGTTGAGTTCGTTCGACAAACTACTAGTCAACCTAGTCTTGACTATCCCACTCTTGCATCTCGTTTGTCTGAACTTGAAGTCAGAGATGATTGCAATGTATCTCAACTTCTGACTGCAGCACTTGGTATCAGTGCAGAGGCTGGTGAGTTTACTGAGGTGGTAAAGAAGATTTTTCTTCAAGGTAAACCCTACAATGAAGACAATGCGTTTCACATGAAGCGTGAACTGGGTGACATTATGTGGTATGTTGCTCAGGCGTGTATGGCACTCGACATTACCTTTGATGAAATCCTAGAGATGAATGTTGAGAAACTGTCAGCACGGTATCCCGAAGGAACATTTGATGTTCACTATTCAGAAAACCGTAAGGAGGGAGACCTGTGACGGGATCTATTATTAGTTGGAATATACTGGGATATAAGGAAGCAATCATCTTCTCAGTGTGGTTGATTGTAATGTATTACATTAAACTTAGAATGGATAGGAGATTTAAACGATGATTAATCTTGAACTGAATCTACAACAAGCAGCAGTGGTCCGTCAGGCATTGTTCATGGAACAAAAAGATTATACTATTGACCCTACCTGCACACCTGCCCGTATTGTAGATGTCCGTAATGTCATCAACACACTGGACAAAATGATTGATGATGAACTAAAATACGAAACAAACGGTAAATGATATGACCTACGACTTTTCTTTCGCACACTCACCTGAAGGTTTTGACAATCACATCAACGATAGTATCCGTGGATATTCAAACCTACTAGAGGATACTGTATCGTTCTCTCGATACTTTGTGGAAGACCATACCAAAGTCGTGGATGTAGGTTGTTCTACAGGAAAACTGACTAAGATGATCCTTGGTAACAATCCTAATCGTCAGTATGCTCAATATGTGGGTGTAGAACTTGCTGGTGGTTTCTATGATAGTCTTGATGAAAGAATCAAAGAGGTCCGTAAAGAATATCCGTGGGCACTACTAGAGTGGGTTCGTGGTAATGTGACCAACTATGAGTTCAGGAACTGTTCTCTGGTGACATCACTCTTCACCCTACAGTTCATGCCAAAGACTACCAGACAAGAGACTATCAATAAGATCTATAATGGTCTGAACGAGGGTGGTGCATTCATCTTTGCAGAGAAGTTGATGTGTGAGAATGCGTTCTTCCAAGAACTCCTCACCTTCAATCACTATGACTACAAGAGAAAGACATTCACTGCTGATGAAATCATGGACAAGGAGAAACAACTCCGTGACATGTTGAAACCTAATAC